CCAATCTGTCACAGAAAGAAATTTTTTGAGATTTTTTGAAGTGATTTGTGGAAAAATTTGATTTTTTGCAAAGTGGTTTGTTTATTTGTTTGTTTGTTTATTTGATTTTTGTGTTACTGGTAACAGGGGTTAGTAACACCATTAGTAACAGCGCAAAGCCTTATAAACACTGGGTTTGTGGCGTTTAATGTACACTGATTGTTACTGTTACTAATATAATTTTTTCCTTATATATAAATATATAATATAAATTTTTTCAGAAAAAAATTAATTAGTAGTGTTGGCATTAGTAACATAGTAACAGAAACCTGCAAAGCCTTATAAATACTGACAAAACTGGCGTTACTAATGTGTTACTAACAATGTACATTGTTAGTAACACTTGAAAATCGCTGAAACACTGATAAATACTGACAAAACTGGCGTTACTGGTTTTTTACATCAGTGTACATTAAGTTTACATAATTCTGTAAAAAACCTATTAAAAACAAGCATTTTTAATGCTGCTTTTCATCAAGTTATGGTTAAAAAAGGTGGAAACATGGACAGAAAACAGGAATTATTGAAGATTTTTGAACAGGTTGAAGATACGAAAGGCATTATTGTGCCAATGATTGATGATGTGGTGTTTCTGGAAGAACAGCTGCAGTCACTGCGCAAGCTGCCATTTATCAAAGTGAATCCACATGATCATTCACAGCAAAAGACCACACCTGCAGCAAAGCAATACAAGGAACTGCTGCAGCAGTACAACAACTGTGTAAAGATCCTGACTTCCATTCTGCGCAAAGATTCTGCAGAAGAAGAATCACCACTGCGTGCTTTCCTGCAGGCAAGAAAGGATCTGCAACAATGATCAGTTATAGCAATGGATATTTAGAAGAATACTATGAACAAATCATGTCAGGTGAAATCATTGCAGGTTATGAACTGAAAGATGAACTGACAAAACTGATGGAAGAAATGCATTCTGACAGATACGTTTATGATACACGTGCAGCGGATCTGCGCATGGAATTCATGGAAAACTGCGTGCGCTTGACAAAATCACCATACTATGGTTTGCCAATGAAATTGATGCTGTGGCAGAAAGCTTTTATCAGCGCAATGTATGGTTTCAAAATGGCTGCAGATCTGACTGACAGATTCAGAAGGGTATTGCTTTTGATCGCACGTAAAAACACAAAATCAGAAACCTGCAGCGGTCTGGCACTGACTGAATTGATCACTGGCAATGATGGTGCAGACATAGTGTGTTCTTCCAATGATGATAATCAGGCGAACATTCTTTATGAAGCAATTAACACTATGCGCTTGATGATTGATCCAAAGCAAAAAGACACTTGGAAGAATCAGCAGCACATCAGATGCAATATCAATGGCAGCAAAGTGTTTAAGCTGTCTGACAGAACCAGAAACAAAGAAGGCAGGAACATTGATTTTGCAATTGTTGATGAAGTGCATGAAATGAAGGATAACACTATCATCAAATCAATTGAACAATCACAGTCACTAAAACCAAATCCAAAGTTGATCCTGATAACAACAGAAGGATTTGTCAATGGTGGTTTTCTGGATGAAGAACTGGTGAAGGCAAGAAAGATCTTGACAGGTGAAGATGACAGCATCAGTGCTGAAAGGTATTTACCTTGGTTATACACACAGGATTCAGAACAGGAAATATGGCAGGATGAAAGAACATGGATGAAATCAAATCCAACACTTGGTGTGGTGAAAAGGTTTGATTATCTGCGTGAACAGGTGGATGCTGCCAGAAGATCAAAAGCTGACAGGATGTTTACACTGTCCAAAGATTTTAACATGAAGGTAAGCAATTCTGAAGCTTGGATCATGGGCGAATTGTTGGAGTATTCAAGGGTATTCAGTCTTGACAGTTTCCGTAATAGTATAGCATTGGGTGGTGTTGACTTAGCTGAAACCACTGATATGTGCAGCGCAAAGATCCTTATGTTGAAACCTGATGATGGAACAAAATACATACACAGCATGTACTGGATACCAGAAAGTAAGTTGAAAAACAGTGCTGATACAGAATCTGGTGCAAAATATGCTGAATGGGCAAAACAAGGATTGATCAGGATTACAGAAGGCAATGAAGTGGATGTGTCAACAGTTGCTGACTGGTTTGCAGAACTGTACAAGGAACATGGCATCAGGCTTTATAAATGCGGATATGACCAAAGGTTTGCAAAAGAATTCCTGAAGCGAATGGATGATTATGGATTTGAATATGAAATGATCTATCAGAACAGATATGTGCTTTCATCACCAATGAGATTAGTTGAAGCTGATATCAGGGATCAAAGCATTTCATTCAATGATAATCCGATTGATAAATGGTGCTTACAGAACACAAGCGTGCAGGTGTGGGATACAGGTCACATCATGCCAGTAAAAATAAAAGGACAGGCTGCCAGAAGGATTGATGGCACTTTGTCATTGATCATGGCATATGAAATGCTGCGCAGATACAAAACAGAAATGATGAATGCGCTGTAAAGAAGGTGGATAAATGGGTTGGTTAGATAAATTTTTCAGGAAAGCACCAAAAAGCAGCAGGTTTGCACCTACATTTGATGGATTTACACCAATTTATTCACAGTTTGGCACAAACATTTATGCTTCTGATGTGGTGCAGCAGGCACTGAAATGCATAGTGGATGAAATGAAAAAACTGAATCCTGTGCATGTGCGTTATACCAATAATGATCCTGTGCCAGTGAAGTCAACTGTGCAGGATGTTCTGAACAATCCAAATCAGCTGATGACAACATCAGAATTCATTGAAAAAACTGTTTGGATGCTGCTGATGAATTACAATGCTTTCATCATTCCAACATATTACACATGGATTGATGAAAAAACAGGTGTTGAAAGAAGATACTATGATTCACTGTATCCTATCAATCCAACACAAGTTGACTTTATAGAAGATGCAGGTGGCAGGCTGTTTGTCAAGTTTTGGTTTTGGAATGGTGATACCACAACAATTCCTTATGATGATGTCATCCACATTAAGTACAATTACAGCTTGTCTGAATACATGGGTGGCAACAGGTTTGGTCAGCCAGATCAGCAGGCACTGCTGTCAACACTGAATCTGAACAGCACACTGCTGAATGGTATTGCAAAAGCAATGAACAGCAGTTATGCAGTGAATGGCATTGTGAAGTATAACACCATGCTGGATGATGGCAAGGTTGAAGCGAATGTAAAGGAACTGGAAAGAAAGCTGCAGAATTCTGAAAGTGGAATTTTGCCACTGGATCTGAAAGCAGAATTCACACCTTTTCCAAGAAATATTCAGCTTGTTGATGAAGCAACACTGAAATTTGTTGATGAAAAGATCCTGCGTAATTGGGGTATTCCACTTGCAATCCTGACTGGTGATTATACGAAAGAACAGTATGAAGCATTCTACCAGAAAACACTTGAACCACTGATCACTGCAATCAGTCAGGCATTCAGCAAAAAAATGTTCACATCACGTGAAAAGGCATTTGGCAACAGCATCATGTTTTATCCAAAAGAACTGGTGTTCATGACCATTCAGCAGAAGATTGAACTTGTCAATCTGCTTGCACCAACAGGTGGAATTTTTGAAAACGAAAAGCGCACCATGTTTGGTCTGATGCCACTGCCAGAACTGGAAGGAAAACGGCTGATGTCGCTGAATTGGGTTGATGCTGACATGGCAAATCAATATCAGATGGGCAAGGTCGGAAATGTGCAGATGGATGTGATTGATGAATCCAAAGATGAAACGATCACAGAAGAAAATGTGTAAAAGGGGTGAATGCCAATGTCAGATTACATAGTGATCAGTGATGATTTAAGAACAATGACCATTCCTTCCAGTATAGTGCTGCTTGGTGTGGAATCAGATGATGATGTCAACAAGATTCCATTCCAAATGCCTAAAGAATACTGTGGGTTTGATCTGTCACAGTTTCAAGCCAGAATCAATTACATGAATGCCAATGGTGATGGTGATATTTACATCATTGATGATCTTGCAGTTGATGGTGATGATCCTTCGTTGATGACATTTACATGGTTGGTTGGCAGGAATGCTTGTGCATATAAAGGCAACACAAAATTCATTGTATGCCTGAAAAAGTTTGCTGAAGATGGTGAAACTGTAGATCAGGAATTCAACACAACAGTGTACAGCCTGCCAGTGCTTGAAGGACTGGAAACAGTGGAAGCTGTTGAACAGCAGAATGCTGATATTATTGAATATCTGAAAAACCTGATTGAAGAATCAGGAACAATTGATCCTTCAAACTATTACACCAAAACTGAAGTTGATTCACTGCTTCCAACAGAACTGCCAAATCCAGAACCACTGATTATCAATGGAACTGAATATGATGGATCTGAAGCAGTGGAAATGACCATTGAAGCTACAAGTGAAGTGCTTGCAACTGTCAGTGGAAAGCTTATACATGTGACTGATGCAGTGCCTGATGAAGCTGTTACCAGTCTGACACTTTATGATGACAATGATGATCAGCTGACATCTGCAGCACTTGCAGTCACAAATAAAAACCTGTTCAGGATTGATCTGCTTGGAAATCAAGTTGTATCAAAAGGTATCACATTTACAAAGCAGAATGATGGATCAATTCTGTGTTCAGGTACTTCCACAGATACTTATGCAATGACAAATTGCAATCTTGACAAAAATATGTTTGTGGTAGGTCAGACATACACACTGTCAAGTGGTAAAACAAGTGGTTATACATATGTGCAGTTGATTATGAACTATGCTGACAACACAACTGATTATATTGTTGCCAGAAACAGTTCCAGATCCTTCACAATCAACAAAGAAGTTGAAAGCTGTGTTGCATCAGTTCAGCTGACTGATAGTGGTGTAACAGTGAACAATGAAGTGGTTTATCCACAGCTTGAAATTAATGCTGTTGCAACAACATTTGTGATGAATGAATACACAGCTATTAATTTCAATGGCACAACAATGCCTGTTCTGCCTGATGCAATTTCAAACATCTGGTCAAATGATGATGAAGTTGCAAACATGGTCATGGAATATGAAGCAGATACGGTTGTTTCAAAGATTGATGATTATGTGAATGCAAATGTTCAGCCAAAAACAACAAATGGCACGTTGATTGCATCACACAATGGTGCAGGCACAGTGATGATTACAGTGGGGTGATGATATGAGCAAAAGCAGGAATGAAGCAATTCTTGAAAATATACTTGGTGCAGATAATGAACTGAAAGAAGCAAAAAGCAGAATTGAAAGACTGCTGATGCAGATTTTAGAACAGGGTGGAATATCAAAACCAACAGCTGCAGGAACATATGCGCTGCAGGTGGCAATAGTGGATGATGCACCTGTTTATTCGTGGGTTGCAATTGATGTGGGGTGATGAAATGCCAAATAGAAAGTTTGAACAAAGATCATATGCTTTTGACATTGCTGCTGAACAGAATGATGAAGTTGGAATGATCACTGGCAGACCAATTGTGTACAACAGCAGAACAGATCTTGGTTATTTTGATGAAGTCATTGAAGCAGGTGCGCTTGATAAAGCAGATCTGCGTGATGTCAGATTTCTGGTCAATCATGATATCAGCAAGATTCCGCTTGCAAGATCAAGAAACAACAATGCAAACAGCACCATGCAACTGATGCCTGATAATCAAGGCATGGCAATCAGGGTGAATCTGGATGTGAAGAACAATTCTGATGCCAGAAATCTTTATTCAGCCATTGAACGTGGTGATATTTCTGGGATGTCATTCATGTTCACTGTGGATGATGAAGAATGGCAGGATCTTGAAACAGAGCATCCAACAAGACACATTAGAAAGATTTCAAACGTGGTTGAAGTCAGTGCAGTGACATTTCCTGCATATGAAAGCACAGAAATCAGCGTTAGAAATAAAGAAGCACTGGAAAGTGCAAAGTTAGCATTGGAGAATGCAAAGCGATCACAGCAGCAGGCACTGGATAGTGAACGCAGAAGTGAACTGGAACTGGCAAAAATCAAATTTGAAGCTTTATTAAAAGTGAGGTAAACAACAATGAAAGAATTTCTGAAGAAACTTCTGAAAGCACGCAATGACAGAATCACACAGATCAGATCTGCAATTGAAGCATCCAGTGATGTAAATGAAGTCAGATCTTTAACCAAAGAAGCTGAAACGCTTCAGAATGAAGCACATGATCTGCAGGCACAGATTGATGCCATTGAAGCTGAAGAACAGCGTGCAGCGCAGCAGGCACAGTCTAATGCAATTCCTGCAAATGCACAGCTTGTTAATGGTAATGTGGTTGGTACTTTTGGACAGGCGCAGCAGACTGATCAGCGCACCAACAGCAATCCGCTTGAATCTATGGAATATAGGCAGGCATTCATGAATTATGTTCAGACTGGTGCTGCTATTCCTGCAGAACTGCGTGCAGGTGATGCGATCAGCACTGTTGAAACTGGTGCTGCCATTCCGATCACCATCATGCAGGAAGTCATCAACACTGTCCGCAAGCGTTATGGCAATCTGTACAACAAAGTGCGCAAAATGAACGTTAAGGGTGGTGTTGAATTTCCGATTGGCGCACTGCAGGCAACTTTTAAATGGATCGGTGAAAGCACTGTTTCCCCAAGGCAGAAGCTTGATGCGCTTGGGAAAGTGTCTTTCCAGTATTTTACTGCTGAAATTCGCATTGCGCAGTCGCTGCTTGCAAGTATCGTGACAATGGAAGCTTTTGAAGCAAAGATTGCTGAAGTCATTGCCATTGCTTATCTGCAGGCAATGGATCAGGGCATTGTTAATGGTACTGGCAATGGGCAGATGCTTGGTATTCTGAATGATCCAAGAGTTACAAGCCAGAGTGGTCACACCATTGCAATGTCTGCTGCAGAACTGAATGACTGGACTGCATGGAGAAAGAATTTCTTTGCAAAACTTCCGCTTGGGTATCGTGCAGGTGAATTTATTTTCCCACTGTCCACTGTTGAAACGTACCTTGAAACAATGGCTGATGCCAATAACAATCCTGTGTTCAGGCAGGCAACTGGTCTGGAAGTCAATGATGGTGATGATCGGAATCCGAATGGCAGATTCTTTGGCAGAGAAATCAGCCTTGTTGAACCTGACATTCTGCCTGACTTTGATTCTGCATCTGCAAATGATGTCATTGGTATTTATTGGCAGCCTAATGAATATGCCATCAATGAAAACTTTGGTTTCACCATGCGCAGATACTTTGATGAAGAAGCAAATGAATGGGTTGACAAAGCACTGGTTGTTGTTGATGGCAAGGTGCTGAATCCGCTTGGATATTATCTGATTACCAAAAAAACTTCTTAACTGATAAGGTGGTGTAATTATGGATAACACAATTAAAGCACTACAGAATTTATATGTGGCACTTGGTGGTGATCTTGATGATGTTGCGGATCTGGTCATCATTCCTGACATGATCAATGCTATTGCTTTACTGATCACCAGTGGCGCAACTGCAGAATTGCCTGCTGTCACTACATCTGACAATGGCAAGGTGCTGAAAGTGGCTGAAGGTAAGTGGGCAGTTGGTACAGATAACACTGCTGCGGTATAGGGTTAAATGAAAGGTGGTAAACAACAATGATTAATGCAAATAGAATTGTTCCAATTGAAAAAGTTGATCTGATCAGCATGTATGGGTTGATTCTGCTGCAGGACAGCAATAATTCTTCCATGACTGCGCTGCAGGCATCCACCATTGATGGTGATTTTTCCTGTGGCACTGGCATCAAACTGGCAGCGCAGCCTGTTAAAAGCTGTGACTTCACTGGTTCATCTGGCACGCTGTATTTTGTTGCAGATTATGCTTATGAAGGATTCACCAAATCTGGTGCTGCTGTTACTGTTTCTGGTACAGTCAATCCTGATGCCAGAACGCTTTACAAAGCTGTTCTTTCCAGTGGCACTGTGACGATCACAAAAGTTGGATTTTGAGTTGAAGGAAGGTGGCAGCAATGCTTGAAGATGTGAAAAATGCACTTGGTATCACTGGTACTTATCAGGATAATACACTTCAGATTTATATTAATGAAGTTGTGGCATTTCTGAATGATGCAGGTGTTGCCACTGCAAACATCACAAGTGGCATTGTTGCACGTGGTGTTTCTGATTTGTGGCGATATGGTGCAGGTGAAGGAAAGCTGTCATCTTATTTTATACAGCGTGCTGCACAGCTTGCATTGAAAGGACAGTGGTAATATGGCAAGAAATTACAAACCATCAGCACCATTTTCTGTTGCAATGAAGCTGCTTGTGCCTGTCACATCAACACAGTATGGTGCGTTGAAAAAATCATTCAGCGCACCTGCTGACAGTGAAACCATCTATGGATCATTCAGAACATTTGGTGGTACTGAAAATATCAAAGATGATGTTTATACCATAGTGAATACGGCTGTTGTAGATACGTGGTACAGACCAGATATAAAAGCAGACTGCCAGATATATTTGTGTGATTCAGAAGAAACCTATGACATTATATCTGATCCAGAAGATATTGATTTCAGACATCAGTATTTGCAGTTCAAAGTACGAAAGATGGGTGGCAAAGCATAATGGCATCTAAAATGAAGATCATCTTTGATGGTTTTGAAGATTTAGCTGCAGCCATTGACAGATCAGGTGGTGATTTGAAAGTTGCTGTGAATGATGCATTGACAGAAACACAGAAGCTGATCCAATCACGTGTGACATCAGCTGCTGCACCTTATGCAGGAAAAGGCAGAAAAGGTTATGCCACTGGAAAGATGTATGGAACAATTATTGAAGATGGTGCTGTGTCATGGAAAGGATCTGTGGCAGAAGTTGACACTGGTTTCAGAATCAGGCAATCAGGTGGTTGGCATTCCATTTTTGTCATGTATGGAACACCAAAAATGGCAAAAGACAGTGCTGTTTACAATGCCATAAAAGGCAGTGCAACTAAAGCACAGGTTGCAAAGTTGCAAGAAGAAATTATGCAGAAGTATTTGAATCTTGGTGATTGATATGGATGTGAAAAATCTTTTAATTGATACATTGACAGATGCATTCAATCTGCCAGTTATTCTGCAAGGATCACTTGCAGCTGATGATGCATATCCTGCAGCCTTTTTTACATTCTGGAACAATTACAGCACAGATGATGGTTTTTATGACAATGAAGAATCAGAAACAATTTGGAACTTTGATCTGAATTATTATTCAGATGATCCTTCCAGTGTCAATACGGTTTTGCTGCAGGCAAAGAAGCTGCTGAAAGCAGTTGGATTCATACCAGATGGATCTGGTCATGATGTGCTTTCAGATGAACCAACACACACTGGAAGGGGTTTGACGTTATTTTATATTGAGAAAGTGAGGAATTCATAAATGGCACAGTATGTTGATGAATTCAGAGGAACAGACCATCTGGTGTATGCGCTTGTTGAATCTGATGACAGCACAGGATATGCCACTGGTGAAGTTAAGATTCTTGCACCTGTTGCTGAAATCAGCAAGACAGTGGAAACTGCTTCTGAAACAAAATACTATGACAATAAACCTGCGCTGACTATCAATGCTGAAGGTGCTGACACCATCACACTGACTGTTCCTGCGCTGGATCTGCCCACACTGGCAGACATTACTGGCAAAACTTTTGATCAGTCTGTTGGCGCATTTTTTGATGGTGAAACCACACCAAGATATTTTGCACTTGGTTACAGACTGCGCTTAACTGATGGCACATACAGATATGTTTGGAGATATAAAGGATCTTTTGCAATTCCTGATGAAACATCTGCCACTGAAAATGCTGGTACTGATACAAACAATCAGCAGCTTACCTTTACTGGCATCCAGACCATGTATGTGTTCACCAAAACTGGCAGCAGTGAAAAAGCACTTGTTGTTGATGAAAGAAGCACTGAAGTTGATCTGTCAGGTTTCTTTGATACTGTTCTTACCTGTGACACATTTGGTGGATCTGCTTATGCAACAATAACCAATGCACTGAATCATATTACAAACAATAACAGCACGCATGCTGTTTCTGTTGGTGGACAGTATCAGGCAGTTCTTAGTGCTGCAGAAGGTTATGAACTTGGTGATGTAACTATTGTTATGGGTGGTGTTGATGTAACATCTTCTGCTTACACAGATAGCACTGGTGCAATTTCCATCAGCAATGTCACTGGTGATATTGTCATTGCAGGTGTGGCAACAGCAACTGAATCAGTTGCAGGATAACACGATAATTTGATGTATGTTGGGACAGCATCACTGCAGGATGTTTCTGGATTATTCCCTTGCCAGATTACCAACACACATATTTTGAAAGGGGAAAACCATGAAATTAAACGTATATAAAAATCAGCATGAAATTGAAAAGACATATGAAATTGATAATTATGATCTAATGTATGGCACAGTTGAAGATGTGCTGTCAATTTTTGATGATATAGAAGATTACAGTGACAATACGCAGATTTTTAAAGTGATCCAGAAGAACAGGACAAAGCTGAATGATCTGATGAAAGATGTTTTTCCAGATCTTACTGATGATGAACTGCGCAGAATCAAAGTGAAAGAACTGATTCCTGTTTTCATAGAGTTGTTTAACTATGTGCAGAAATCTTTTGGTATTGAAAAAAACTGACGAATGGTGGCAGTGATGATGCTGTCACCAGTTCTTTATATGAAACATTCTTTGATCTTGAAGATAACTTGTGTGTGAAGTATCCTGCACTGACACCATTTGTTGTAAGAAAAGAAAAGTTTGGTGAAGTGATCCTGTTGGTGAATAGAATAAACAGAAAAAACAGGCGTGAAAAAGGAATTCAAAGCACAGACAGGGCATGGAAGGATTCAAAAGGTAACTTACATATACGCAGAAAAGCAAAGAATGACAACTGGTATTAAAGACAGGTGATGAACTATGGCAGATAACCATGAATCCACAATGAAGTGGAAAGTTGACATAACTGATCTAAAAGCAGCTATGCAGGAAGCAAAGCGGTCAATTAAGCAGGCTAATGCTGAATTCAAGACTGCTACTGCAGGCATGGATAGATGGTCAAAATCCACAGATGGTTTGGAAGCAAAACTGAAGCAGTTGAATCAGCTGCTGCCTGCACAGAAAAGGCAGTTGGAAGTGCTTGAAGCACAGTATGATGATACTGTCAAAACTATGGGTGAAAACTCATCTGCTGCAGCTGATCTTAAATTAAAAATTGAAGAACAAAAAGCCACAATCACCAAAACAGAAACCAGTATTGACAAATATAACAGTCAGCTTGCAGATATGGAAGCACAGCAGGCTGAATCAGAAACTGCAACAGGAAAGCTTTCCAAAACAATTTCTGATCAGGAAACTGAACTTGGAAAACTAAAGAAAGCATATTCAGATGCTGTGCTTGAATATGGTGAAAACAGCGCAGAAGCAAAAGCGCTTGCAAGCCAGATTGAAGATCTTTCTGGTGAACTGCAAGAAAACAAGACCAAGCTGAATGATGCTGAAAAAGCAGCTGATGAATTTGACAGAAGCTTGCAAGATACCAAAGATAGTGCAGATGAAGCGCAAGGTGGTTTTACTGTACTGAAAGGTGTTCTTGCAAATCTTGTGACACAGGGCATTGATCTGGTGGTTGATGGTCTGAAAAATCTTGTCAGTGCTACAGCAGAAGCATGGCAGGAATTTGATGAAGGATCAGATATCATCATTGCCAAAACAGGTGCAACAGGTGATGCAGCAAAAGATCTTGAAGAAGTTTACAGAAATGTTTCAAAGCAGTTTGTTGGTAGCTTTGATGAAATGGGAACTGCTGTTGGTGAAGTAAACACAAGGTTTGGTGTTACTGGCAAAGATCTTGAAGATCTGTCACTCAAATTCTTGAAGTTTGCAAAGCTGAATGGAACTGATGTAAATTCATCCATTGATTCAGTGCAGTCTGCAATGGCTGCATGGGGATTAGAAGCGAAAGATGCAGGTGACATGCTTGATGTGTTAAACAAAGCAGGTCAAGACACTGGTGTATCTGTTGATGCGCTTGCAGATTCTTTGATGACAAATGCACCTGCACTGCAGGAAATGGGATTCAATGCATCTGATGCAGCAATGTTTCTTGCAAATCTTGATAAAAATGGTG